ATGTATTAAAGTTTGTTTTAACTGCAGCCATACCTAAAACAGTTAAATCATAATACAATCTTTTTCTAATTAAATCGTAATTGTTACCTTCTAGTAATACATTTATAGCTTGCTCTTCTGCTAGTTCAGTAGCTTGCTTATAAGTTAACTGCATGTGAAGCTCTAGCTCTTGTTCAGTTTCCGGTAGAGTTTCAGGATCGTTTTCAGCTAAATCCATATTTAATTGAGACTTAGCTATAGTATCAAACTCTTTCATCTCCATATCTCTAAGTATACTTTCCATATACTCAGTTCTTTTTGCTACACCGTATGGGTCTTGAGAATACACGTTTATATCGTAGTTTCTGTCAGACATACCGTTAACTACAATATCTACAAACTTAGGGATAATTGGAACAGGCTTCCAGTCTAAGTTTAAAAAACTTAAATCACCGTTTATAGATAATTCGTTTTTGTATTTTTGAACAGACTGTTCGCCTCTAGCATACAGTCTTAAATTATGAAAATTGTTTTTATTACTATAAAACCTGCCGTTACCTCTAATGTTGCCATCTTCGTTTCTGTCAAACCACTCGCTTTCGATAGCTTGCGCAACTTTTAAACCGTAATCGTAGCTTATTTTTTCTATATCAGGTACTACCTGACTTGGAAAATTATTTGTATTTCTGTAAGCCATATTTAATTTTTAATTATTTTAGAGGTTACACCATCGTTACTATACTTAGCAAACGAAAAGTTGACTGGTTTTTTTACTCTTTCTTTAACTGGTCTATATAAATGTCTATTACAAGCCATAACAGCTAAGCCAGAGCTAATAGCTGCGTCAAACTTTGTACGTTTATTCATATCAAACTTAGCCCAATCATTTAATGTTTCTGTAAAATACATAGTACCATAAGTACCATCTTCCATTAAACCTACATGGTCGTTAATATACATTTCAATAGCAGCCGCATGAGCTTGCTTAATATCTTCACTAGAGTTTGGTATACCTCCAACTTCTCTTTCTGCTGTAGATAATTTATTCCAAACTTTATCAGGTCTGTTCATACTAAAACCTCTGTAGCCTCTACGCTTTAAGTGATATAATAATCTTGGTTTATTGTTCTCTGCTAACAAAGGCATACCGTAAAATACTAAAGCCATTAGCACATCTTCAAAAAATATTTCAGCGGTTTGTGGTCTAGCTATGTATTCTAAAAAAAATGTATTAGCAGGAGCTGACTCCATACTAAATTTAGTTAATCCATGAAGAGATCCGTTGGATCCTCTACCATCAACAGTACCGCTGATATCATAACTATCGCAGCCAAAAGCACCCATGTGTTCGTTTCCAGGATATTTAACTCCATTTTTTATTATTACATTATTTTGTAAATTAAAATCTGGAACCCAACTAAGTTTAAATCTACCGTTAGGATCTGGATTAAAAGTTACAATTGTATCTTTAACACCGTTAGCCCATTGAAAGTTTCCTGTGTTTAGTACAGCAGAGCTACCTAGGCCTTCGTTATAATCTATTTGCTCATATATCTTAACAAGATTAAATAAGCTATTTTTTGTTTCATCTCTAAACGCATGCTCTTCAGTTCTTGGAAACTGTCGATAAAATTCGTTTAAAGCATCTTGATCTCCTTTTAAACCTTCAACTTCATTTTCCCAGTGTGATATAACCCCTATATCAATTAGTTCTCCATGAGGTCCAAAACACTCTCGTGTTGGAGTATCAAATACGGGTCGTCCATACTCGTCAATAAAGCCTTCATAGTTCCACTCCATTGGGATAAACAAAGAATATAAACCAGAGCGTGTTTGACCATTTCTATTTCTTTTTGTGACATCGCTGTCGTTATACAACTTTTTAAAGTTATCACCACCTTTATCTAACGAGTTACTTGTAGAACCCATCATACATTTACCAACTACACGAGCACCTAGCCTTAAACAAGTTTTAGTTACTCGCCAGTTGTTTAGAATATTATCAGGTCTTTCCCACTTACCACTCTCATCGTGTACTAACAGATTAAGCTTTTCTCCATCATAACTATTGTCGCCTGTGTTTTTCCAATCAATAGTAGTGTCAAGTCCAACCAGCTCTTCCTGCTTTTCGTTCGCAGTAATTTTTCTACGCGTAAACTTACTTGCAGGAACCCTATAAGCAAGCTCACTCTTAGGTCTGTCCATACCGTCTTGAATGGGCTTGAAGAAGAAAGGATAGTTAATAGATATTGGTACAACCTTATCAGTAAACATTTTCTTTGCATCAGCTCCACTTTTTGATAGTATTCCATATCTAGCATCACTCGATATTGTAGCTAAGTTAACTGTTTCAGCAGAGCTCATAAACGAAAAGCCGCTACGTCTGTTTTTTAAATAACACATACCATAGCAGCGATCGTCAGCTTTACAAGCCTCCCAAAATATAAAAAATATTCTATTAGCTTCCCTGAAGTCTGGAGCCCCAACATCTATTTTGCTCCATTGTAAATACATATAATGAGCACCTGTTATATAAGTAGGTTCTCCATTATTTACAAACCAGTAGCCCTCGTCTCTACGTTTAAACTCTTCGTCTATATAGTCGTACCACTGTTCTTTTGCTTCTTCAGGATAAGCTCTCCAGTCAAATATACTTTTAAGCTTGCTTAGTTCTTTTGGGTACTCTATTTTTTGCCACCTGTTGTTGTGCATGTGCACTGTTTGCGGTTTAGATGGCAACCCAATTCGCAAACCTTGAATCTCCAATACTTGTCCAATGCGTCCAGTTTTAGAGATAACCACGATATCATGTTCTTTATTATATCCATATTTCCATTTTTTAGATTTATTAAGACGACTTATGGTAGTCTTCTTAATCGGTTCAACAATTTTATATAACGTTTGTTCGTAACTCATTTCGATCTGCCTTCCGCGAAGCCTTTAAATACTCGTTCTTTTTTTTCTTCTTGTGTCTTTCCTTCCAGAATATTTTCTTCTTCTTGTATGCGGTTGAGTATTTCAAATGCATCAAATATAGCTAGCTTTTTAGTAGCCGCAGCATTCTTCAGTCTATCAGCAGAAACATCATCATCTGTATTAGTAATGATTTTTTCTTTAGCTACATTTATTAATTCCTCGACTGCTCTATGCCCAGCTTGGATTATACGCTTCTTCGTTTCCTTTGCACTCATATTTAATTGTAATAAATTTATTCATGACCCTATAAAGTCTTTGACCGTTGATTATAAACTCGTATTTTGAAAATGGAGTATAACCTACTATATCACCTTCATTATAAGTGTCATCACTATATACTATCACACCTTTACAAGAATCTTCTTTATCTTTGCTTAAATTATTTTTACTAATTAAAGGTTGAATAAAAGAATATCCAGGCATTGCATTGTTATTATATAAAAATATTTGATCTGGAGATACTATATACTTATTGTCTTTAAAATAAGATCTACTATTTTTTTCTTCACCTTTAACATTATGCCATCTTCTAAAAACATTGTGATGCACTATAACGTTATCACCGGGTAAAACTTTGTAATCACCTACTATAGGACAAGATATAACACGAGCTTTACGATTAACATACTCGTGGTTATATATTTCTGTATTAAGTATTAATGATTTATCACCTACAGAAGTAGAGTTATTGTATCTTTCACCAATAGGCTCTATGACAAAACAATATGGGCTTTGCATTAGTACTCAAGATTATATTCTACAGATATAGCCATATTCTTATTGAAGTCTTTCCAAGGTAAAACATTTTTGTTTTTTCTTATGTATATAGAATACTTATCGTCTTCTTCAAGAATATCACAAATGGTATGCCCTCCATAGACCTCTTGGCCCACGGAGTAATGCATGGCATCTATCTTATAATCCTTCCCTATCGTTATCTTTCTTATTAGCTTCGTTGTTATCATCATTGTATTTAATTGTACCGTCAGCAATATTAATATCGTCTGTACCGTATTGTTCTTTAAATTCGTTTTGGAGCTCTGTTATCTTTATCTGCATTTGAGTTACAGCGTGTAGTATTTCGTGTTTACGAACTTCTATTACACCAAGATCCATTTGAGCTTTGTTGATAGCTGTTACAACTTCTCTCATGTTAGTAAGTTGCACATCTGTAATTTTTTCTGGTCTAAGGTCTTTCACCTTAGGTGTTTTTCTTTTTGCCATTTTATTTAATTTAATTAGTTAATTGTTTAATTTTAAAGACCTACAAAGCTAACATTGCCTGATAAGTCTGCGCTGTTTCTCATGTAATCAGCTGTATTATGATTTAATGGATAATATAATGTTGGTTGTTTATCTTGAGCCATTGTTTGTCTAACGTCACTAAAGTTACCGCTGTTATATAGCGATGTTACTTGTGCAGAGCTTAACTCAAAAGGGAACACAGCAAAATCTCTTACACGCATAGATACTAATCCAATATTATAGTCTACTGTACCGCTCTGATACTGTGATGTTCTAAGTCTATAAGTTCCTATACCAAGAAAGTTAACAGCGTCAGCTACTACTTCAGGTGCATCATCTCCTTGACCAATATCTATATTCATACCTATGTCTTGTGCATTCCAATAAACATCCCAAGCAGCACCACCTGTTTGTTCTGCTCTAGTAATAACTAAATGAACATAGCCTTCACTGTTGGTGTTACCAGGATTTGCTTCGTCCCAAAGACTGTTGACACTACCACCGCTAGACCCTGTACCTGTTATACTGTTAACATCGTGCATAGCTCTTTGGTTACCTGCTCTATCATCGCCATCATCCACCCAAACTGTAAATCTATTTCTAAAGCTACTACCACTTCTAAAATTTATATAAGCAATAATAGCTCTTTCTTGTCCGCCTGTACCATCTGCAGCGCCAGGCGCGTTAAACTGAAATAAAGGTAATTGTGCTGAACCGTTTGACCACGAGCCATTTGACGTAGTACCTGTATGACTCCATGTAGGCTTAATCCACATTGAAAAACCTATTTTGTCGCCAAAGTCGCTACCGTCTGTAGTTAGTAAATCTTGAATTGTTTTACCTTCTGGTTCAATACCTAATGCTTGAAGATTTCCATCAGCGGCTAGTTGTAATCCTTTGTCAAAGTTATAACCAGTAGCGCTTGCATGATCTGAGTACACACCATCAAAAGTATGACCGTTAGTTTGACAAGCGTGAGTAGCTCTCCACTCATATCTATCAAAGTCTACGTTTTTTTTAGATGAAGATAAGCTTAATCCCATTAGTGACCAAAGTAACAGATTATACCACCATCAGCATCAGCGGCTGGAGTAACACTTGTCCATCTTCCATATATAGTCATACCACCTGGAAACTTAGCACTAGAAACTGCTACACCACCAAAACCAGATCCTCTTTCAGTAAAAAATCCTACTGTTTGAGAACTTACATTGTGGGCGGCAGACATTGTAACTGTAACGTTTCCATCGTAATCAACTACTGTTGTAGGTGTTGCAGCGCTATAAGGTATATCAGTATCTCCTTGAGATTCTATAATCATACCTTTTTGTATATCTGGATTAGCAGCGCTTAATGTTAGAGTAGTGCTAGAACCAGACGTTGCAGCTGTAGCTGTTAACGAAGTGTTACTATGAGCAGCAACAGCCGTACCAAAGTACTGCATCTTACCTCTTCCACCTGCTACTTCAGCTGTTAGCTCAGTTAAAATATTATCCGCTAAAAACTGTATAGCTACTATAACCATACCTTTAGGTGGTCTAAGTTGTGAGGCCGCATCAGTGTGCGCGCTACCTAACTGGCCAAAATCGTATGATGATCCTATTGAATTATTTGCCATTTTATTTTTCTTTTATTTGTTCGTTTTTTTTTGAACTTCCACCGAAGAAGAAGTCTATTATTGTATTTACTTTAGCACTCATAGCACCAAAAATAGTTGATATGAAGCTTATTTCAAATTCACCTAAGTTTATTGACTTTGTAACAAAATAATTAAACATTACAAATGTAATACCAAAATAAGCTACAGTAAATAAAGTTGCTAATACCTTTTGAATAATAGCATCATCTTTATACATCTCTCTTGCAGACTTGCGATCTTCAACTTCTTTTGCAAACGCTTCGCGCTCTGCATCAAGAAGTAACTTTTTAAGAGCAAGCTTAGCTTCATCGCGTTCTTTGTCTGTAGTAATAACTTTGTCAAGTATACCCTCTGCATTATCTACTATTTTACCGAATAAACCTCCTACTAAGTTGTTTATCATTTTCTTCTTGATTTAAGATCTTTTAATTTAGCTTTAAGAAGTTTTAAGTTTTGAGTCATAGTAACTTTCTTTTCTGTTGGTCCAGCCTCTTCACTTATATCAGACTGCAAAAACTCTATTCGATCTTCAAGATCGTTAATTCGCTCTACTAAACTTTCTCCTTCATAAACCTCTAGATCTGGATTTTCTCCTTTTTGACGAGGTGGTTGTCTGTCATTATTATTTTTTCTTAATACTCCTTTGCTTTTAAGCTCTGACTTTGGAATATCTTTTTTCTTTCTAAACTCATCAGTGCCTTCAAAAGTTGGATCAGGTCTATCAGCAGGTGGCTTAGTAGTACCCATTATAATATCTTCAAGTTTACTTTTCTTATCTACTAAAACTTGAACTACACCTTTATTCCCAAGCTTTCTTGCTTTAGCTATCTCATCGTCAAGCTTCTGCATTTTCTTTATATCTGCATTATTTTTCTTTAATGCTGGAGCTACATTTTTATTTAGTATTCCTTTTAATTTAAAAGCCATATTTTAATCTTTAAATTCCCAAGGAAGATTAATATCTCCTTCAGGGTACATTTCACCTTTATATTCTACATATCCATCTTTTCTAGGATAGTATTGCCCGTCCCAATAAACCCAATTATCATCGTAGTCTACTCTTCCAAGCTTCATGTGTACAATATGTTTCATTTCATGCTGTAACACTCTGTTGTATTGCTCACTGTCTTTTTCTATATTACTGTTAATATATATGAGACCTTCTTTATGAGCTTCGCCCATAACACCTTCGTCTAAGTCAGCAAACTCTACTTTAACACCGCCAATAACATTTGACTTACCGCCAATGTTTAACTTGTTATCAGTATTACCTCTTTTGCTACCTAGTTTAAAAGCCATTATCTTGTTGGGTCTTTTATCATATCGTCAATAGCTTTATTATAAACCTTATCTGTATATGACTTGTTATTGTAGAACACGCTTCGATCTGATACTGGCAAGTCTTCTTCTCCGAGTAAGATCCTATATATTCTACTTATTAGCTGGCTGCATTTAAAAGAAGTTTTAAAAACGCTGTACTTAATCGTAGTTCGATTTCGATGACGCCACACCTCTATCCAGCCTAGCTTTCTTAGTTTGTCCCACCGAGTTTTATCCCAGCTCATGGTATAAGTACCATCTATAAATTCTTGTCTTGTAAAACGCTTCTTACAGTCTAAATATATTAAAAGCTCTAAGTCTGCGTCTGTTAACCCGTAAGTCTTACAGGCCCACTTCCTTGTGAGCCTGTAGTACTTAAGGATTTGTAATTCACGTAAATCGTGAGATGTTAATCGCATTTATTACGATGCTTCAACTACTGTAATAGAAGCGCAAGCTGTAATTCCTGAGTGTAAAAACTTAGAGTTTTCGCTGTCAGCTACAACTACAAATGGAGAGTTAATAGCGTTAGCGCTAGAAATAGCACCAGCTATAGCTTCCATAACCTCTTTGTGTTTACCAACAGTAATGTCAAGAGCAACAACAGCATGATCTAAACCAGCGTCGTTATCTGTTTCTTGTCCTGACTCAAAGAAAAGTCTAAGATCACCTGTGTTTTGCATCTCCATGTGAGATAGTTTGTCAGCAGGAAAACAAGCTGCTTCTTCAGTAGAAGTTGTACTATCAATGCTTCCTTTTGAAAAATACAAAAATTTTTTCATTGTTAAATTTTTTAATGATTAATAAATAATTTTGTTTTAGATTTTATGTATAAGGATTTTGGTTTATAGTTTATGTTTAATCTACTAATACAATATCACTTGACTTTATAACAAAATAAAACTTACCGTCATATTCTATTACATGGCCAGCATGTCTATCGTACCATACCACATCCTCTTGTTTAATTACTTCTACTAGATTACCTACAGAAATAACTTTACCTTTGAAGTATCTGATCTCTTCATCTCTAACTTCATCAAGTATAAGCCCACCTTTTGTTACAGGCTTTTCTTTTATACGGTCTACTACTACGTAATGATTAACTGCTTTCATTTACTCTAATGTTTGATATTACACAATCAGCTGATATAATAGTAGATACTACGCTTACAGCATTTTTTAGAGCAGATTTAGTTACAAGTACTGGATCGATGATACCTTCTTCTATCATATTAACACTTTCACCTGTTACCACGTTTATACCGTAACCTTCTTCTTCACGCATATCTACATTAGTGCTAATGCCAGCATTGCCTAGTATAGTGGCCATAGGTACTATTATAGCATCGGCCAGCACTTCTTCACCGACTCCGTCGGTCGAAATTTTTTGAGAAGCATTAAAGAGGGCTACGCCACCCCCTGGCACTATACCTTCTTTGAGGGCAGCTTTTGTAGCATATATCGCGTCTTCGACCCTGTCCTTTTTTTCTTTAAGTTCAACCTTAGAGTTTGCCCCAACACGGATAATTCCAACACTACCCGATAACATAGAGAGTCTCTGCTCCAGTTTCTTCTTAATGAAACCATTTTTCTCATCTGCAATTTGTTTGTTTACTTGATCAATACGTTCACCTATAGCCTCTGTATCAGCTTCTATAGTTATCACAGTGTTTTTATCATCTGTTTCAGAGTAATCAGCTTCACCTAAGTCTTCAGGCGTCATAGCATCTAAATCATCACCTAGCTCTTCGTTAAACAGTGTAGCGCCTGTAAGTATTGCTAGATCTTCGCATGTATCATTTTTAGTAGGACCAAAGCCTGGTAAGTCAATAATATTTATTTTAATATTACCTTTAACCTTATTCATAAGTAAAGCTGACTTAACCTGCTGTGAAACTGGTGCTACTATTAATAATGATCTATTATTTTTTATAACATACTCAAGTATGTTTTGTATCTTACGTATATTAGGTATTTCAGATGTACATATTAACACTAGCGGATTATCTAACTCTGCTTTTTGTTTATCAGTGTTTGTTACAAAATGAGGTGAAGTTAATCCGCAGTCGAACTGAACACCGTCTACAGTCTCTATATATGTTTCTTCTGTCTCAGAGTGCTCCATAAGTACCACACCGTCTTTACCTACAGCTGTATAAGCTTCAGCTATAATGCTACCAAGCTCTTTATCATTGTTACAACTTATAGTAGCTACGTCTGATAACGTACTATCTTCAACTTCTATCTTTATAGAGTCTAAATAATCTATAACTTTATCTAGTCCAGACTGTAAACCTTGTTTTAATTCTCTAATAGTTGCTTTATCTATAGAACTATAGACATGTGTAAGTAATGCTTCAGCTAAAACAGTCGCAGTTGTAGTACCATCACCTGCTTCTCGCACCGTATTGCTTGCAGCTTCTTTAATAAGTGTAGCTCCGATGTTTTCGACAGGATCAAATAACACTACAGACTGCGCTACTGTAACGCCATCTTTAGTAATTACTGGATTACCTCGGGCGTCTTCGTAAATTACGCACTTACCAGACGCGCCGAGTGTAGATTTTACTGCTTTTGCTAGTTTGTTTACGCCAGATATGACGCGTTTTTTTGCATCATCGCCAAAATTAAGGTCTTTGACGATCTCGCTAGGGAGATTGTATTCCATTATAGTAAATTAAATTAAATTATTGCTTATTTGTCGAAAGTTTTTACAACTGTAGGGCCTTTCGTAGCCTCTAATTTTTTAGTAAAGTGCTCAATTGAGCCATCTATAGCTTTTTCTGCACCTTCTAAAGTTTCCCTACGCGTAACGTCAGACCATTTTTCTGCGTTATCAGGGTGATTTACTTCTGTTTGGTAATAACCGTTAGGTAATTGGGTAATTCTCCAGTTTTTTTTGTCTGCAAGGTGTTCCCATTGGCCCTTGGTTTTGTCATTAATTTGTGGATTACCGGTCCACGTACTAGTTTTGTAATATAAATACGTCATTTTTGGTTTTATATTGGTTAATAATTAGTTTACGGTAGTATAGTTACTCTATGTTTATTACTTTTTACCAAAAAGTTTTCTACCTATACCTACTAACGGGCCTCCAACTGCGTCTAAAATCTTACCACCAGTAGTAGATCCGCCTTGTCCTACACCTAGTTTTTGAGTAAGTTTATTTCCTAGAACATTTCCTACTAAACCTCCTAAAAAAGGAAGTCCTGGTTGTTTAGGTTTATTAACTTTTGGATCAACTCTTCTTTGACCACCCGTTTTTGGAACTCTTGGCTTAATATCTGGCATCTCCATTGGCTCTATTGGCTTTATCTTTACTGGCTGCTTTGGCCCTTCGTTTTTATTTAAAGCCGAACCGTGCTCTATACCAGGTAGCGTGCTAAATCTTTTTTTAATATTTTTTAATCCCATAATTTATTGTTTATCTCGTTCTATATTCATATCTTTTTGTGATAATCCACTAGAAGCCTGTTCCATTGGATTATATTTTTGATTTTCTGTAGGTGCGTAATTAGGATCAACTCCCTGTACCATTTGTTTTTCTGAACCTGATCTTATTTTCTTTATCTTTTTTATTATAGCACCTATACCTCCTCCTAAAAATTTAAGAGAAGATCTACGTCTTCTTTTACCATGCATCGTTCTTCTAGTCCTCATCGCTTTCTTCTAAATGACATTGTTCTTTTGTTAAGCGGATGCTTTGGATTAGCAAACTTAAGTTTAGGTACAGCTGTTTCTCCACCTGTTCTTTTTACATCTTCAGTAAAAGTTCTATCAAACTTTTGTTGCCTTATGTCATCTCTGCTTTTAGGATCAAATTCGTCAAATTTGTCTTTATTATAAGAATCAGAGAACATAGTGTCAAACAAGCTTCTTGATCTAACGTCAGGATTTTCATCTAATAATTGTTTAAATTCTTTGTCTTTCATCATTATGTCTCTAGCACTATCCTCTTCTAGTAGCCACTGATTAAAGTCGATGTTTTTAGCTCTTTGGCCTCTACCTTCTTTAAATTTCTTATAAGCGTTATTAAGTTTTCTATTTGTCTTTTCATTAAATCTATCACCTATAACACTAGGCCCCGATGTCTCACCACCTCTGATATAGCCTTGAAGATATTGAGTAAAAGGATTTGCTACGTCTACATCATCTGCTAGTCTTTGAGCAAAGTTAGCTGAACCTTTTTGATTAGCGTATTTATCTAAATCTAATCCTAACTGAGACGCAAAGCTATTTTCTACATTTACAGGTTCTAAAGCTGTAATTGGTTTAAATTTATCTCCACTAACTCTTGGAACTTCTGTAACATCTCTTTTATCTATTTTTTCAACTTCTTCTAAAAACCTAACTCTTTCTTCTTCTACCTTTTTTGGACCATACTTTTCTTGGTACGCTATTCCTTCTGGACTTTCTAACCATCGATTCCACTCGTCAAGTGGCATGTAACCACCTTCTCCAGAGTAATCGTCTTTGTCACCGGGTACTGTACCTGTTCTTCTTTCAGTGATTTTAGTTCTACCGTCTTCTAGTTTTTCTCTAGCTACTTCAGCATATTCACTCCAAGAAGGTTGAGCATCACCTTCAGCTCTTAGAGCTGTCATGCGGGTTGCAACAGCGTCGTTTATCAGCTTAGACAAAGGGCCATTGTACATTGATCTACTCTTGTTTTTAAATCTAGCCATATTACTTGTTTTACTATACTATAGTTACATAATAAAAAAGTTATTATAAATATAGAAGTGAAGTGTTGCCCCCTAGCCCCCCTTGGCCCCTCTGTATATAAAAGCCAATATGTTTACCCGCCCCCGGCCTCTTTTATTTCGTTTACGTTTTTTACGCAAAATAATTACGAATCGTTTCAGATAATATATTTGTAACTAATAACTAATTTTTATAAACTTATGAAGACTTTTTTCAACGAACTATTTTTAAATGTACAAATAATCGGAACTGCGTTTGCAAAAGAAATGAGACGATAGTGTTAGCATACAAAATAAATACTACTATCAATAGATAATATAAATGTAAATAAATTATTAACTTAAATTAAATAACTATGTCACAAGAGACTTTAACTAAAAAAAGATTTGTAATTGCAAAATCACTAATTGGAAAGAATGTACTAATTACATTTACAAACAAGAAAAATGAAACTTACACTTATGACCATGATGCAGTGTATAGTGCAAATCAAGAAAAGTTTGAATCAATGGAATGTTTCCAGAAGTATGGTAACTATACAAATAGTAACAATGTTCCAACATTTGGTCGAGAGTTCACAGTGTAAAAACTGTGACACTTGCCCACTACTATACTTTACTTAACAACCTAATGTCACACTATTATGATACATGATTTAATAATACTTATAATTCTTGGAATTACATTACAATATATTGAAAGTGTAATCGTCGAGAAACAGAGTGAGGACAACAACTATTAACTAAATTTATTAACTAAATAAAATACCTACTTTTATGTTTGTGAAAAATACTAAATATAATATCAACGTAACTACTTATGTACTTGGATTACTTCAAGGTTATATTACTCAAGATGAATTTGAATTACTATGTTTAATTCCACAAAGTCAGTCTAAAGTTACAAACTAAATACTACACTTAATAGATAATATAAATGATTATGAAAACTAATAATAAATATTCTAAAAAAAATACTTTAATATTACAAACAATATTTATTACTATTCAACTCATATCACTAATAATAATATCTAACTTATAAAATTAAATTTACTATGTCAAACTTTAAATCAGACTCATCAACTAACATTATTAAATTAAATAACCAAACTTATATTCCATTTCAACTTCATCAACTTCCGAAGTACTATAATGAAATACCTTTATCAGAACAATTTAATTTAAAAGGTTATTGTTATATAAATCTAACTTCTTTAAAATCTCACAACAAAGATATTCATACTCTAAATAAAGATTTAGACTATAAACTAAAAAGATAAACAAAATAAAAACTAATAGTAACAGATAATATAATAAAATAAAGATTATGTCAAAAAAAATAATAAATAAGGTGGTAGATGAAACAGTAGA